CCGGTGCAAGTTCTTTTTCTTGACCACTAAAAGTTAATTCATAACCACTTCTATCTCCGGCAGCAGTACCACTTGCAGCAGTACCACCACTAATATCCAAGCCACCATTTTGACCTAAATACCAATATTTACCATTTTTATCTTCAACTATTGCTACTAAATTGTTTTTAGCAAGTAACAAAATCTCATTGCGAGTATTTGCTTGTAACTTATTAAGAACGATAGTCAATTCTTGAGCATAAAAAATAGTTCCGTTTTGAACTGAAGCAGTAACTGTTTCAGTAAATTGAGAAGTTTCTTTTACTAATTCATATTTGTAGAAGTATTTACCTACTGCTAATTGAATATCAGTTACTACACCAGCTACTTCGGTGTCTACTGATACGTTTTCGCTTTCAATAAATAGGACTGATTTTAAGCCACCTAAACTGTCTTTGCAATCTAAAGTGTACCCTTGAGTTAAAGCACAAGCCATATTTTTTTCGAGTTATTAAAAAAGGGTAGGCAGTATCTACCCACCCTTTCTATGTTAAAATTTAATTAATTAATTATGCAACTCCACCTTCTTGCCAGTAAACGATTTCAGTTGGGAACGCATAGTTTACGCCCATTTTGAATTCGGCTACGAAACGCATTTCATCGGCTTCTTTAGCATAGAACAACTCAAATCTTTCTTCTTCGTTCAATAAATCTACACCTAAATAAAGGTTAGATAAACGAGTAGCGATAAGTTTGTCAGTACCATTCAATCCATTAACACCAACTAATTTTACGTTAGTACCCGGAAGAACAATCTCGAAATCAACTGCATCAGCAGCATAGTGGAACAAGTTAGCTTCTTTCAATGCAACTGTGTACATTCTGAAAGCATCCATACCTGCGAAAATAACTACATCACCGTTAGCAACGATAGAAGCAGGGATTAAAGTGTAAACTTCATCAACTGCTGCAATGATTGTAGAAGTAGTTAAAGAAGCTACGTTACCCGGATTGCCATCAATTACACCAGCAACAGGAACACCAGCAGGAGCAATAAGCTTCAATAAGCCATCAAATCGAGATAATTGTGCATCTCCACTTGCAGTATCGCCTTTCCACAACGCAGTTTCTAAAGCAGCACCGATAACATCAATTTTCTTTGCAGAAAATTCATCAGCAAATGGCATATAGTCATAAGTTGAACCTGCACGAAGTGCTTTTTGAGTGTATTTTGCCTCGAATGATTTAGGGCAAATGCTCTCGTTTACTTTAATTTTACCCGGAGTTACTGCACGTTGAGTAAACGCAGTTGTACCACTTGAGTTAAATCCACAAGTACCACCAGCTTGGAATACTGCATCGGTAGCCATAATGTTAATTTTTTCTGATGATTTTACGCCCACCATTACGTTACCAGCACCCTCAATAAGTTGAGCAGTTTTTGGTTTGAATACAAGAGATGTAGCAAGTTGTTGCTCGTTCTCTTTTACATAGTTTGATAAACCAGTTAAATCTAAAGCCATTTTGATTATTTTTTAAGAGTTTGAAAAATGTTTTGTAATTTTTTGTAGGCATCGGCTTTGCTTACTTTGTTTTGTGCCGAAAAAGCATTTTTAGGTGCTTGTGTTTCTTGAGCAGTTTCAACTTTAGCGAATGCATCCATAAACTCTACCAATTTTTTGGTAACGTCATTTAATAAATCCACTTTGCTTTCAACTTCAGCAAGTTTAGAATTGAATGCTTCACTGATTTCAGCAAATCTATCAACCTGTGGCTCGGCAATAACTTCTTCTTCTGCTACGATAGGTTGTTCATCTTCTTCAGACATTTCAACATCTACCTCAACTTCGTTTCCGTCAGCCTCTACCATTTTAACTTCGGCAATAATGCCTTCTTCAAGAACTATAATAATAGTTCCATCTTCTAATTCGTGTTCTCCAACAGGTGCAGGAATTTCTCCATCGGGAGTTACAACTGAAATAATGCCACCAGCTTCTAACTTATCGAACTTAACAATAGTTCCGTCAGCTAAAACACCTTCAGCAAATTCCACTTGTACTTCATCTTGAGAAACTACTTCAGCCACGTTTTCAGAAAACAACAAACTTTTGATTTGTTCTAATGCTTTCTTTGCTTCCATAATTTTTAAGTATAAGTATAAATATATTTGTGTTAATTAATTGCAACTTAAATACCGGCTTGTGCCAATATATCTTTGATTTGAGAAACCATTAATTCCTCTTTTGTTAATCTATCTGCGTAACCAAAAATACCCTCTACACTAAATCCTTGAAATTCTCCACTTTTTACTTTTGCCCAAATGTCCTCATTATCTACTTTGTAACTACCAAACCAAGAACCGTCTTTTGCATCTTCAAATCCTTTGATTGGCATCTTGCCCATTTCACGATTTACAATCCAACTCTCAAACATTGTAACTCCATCAACCGATTTAGATGGGTCGTGCATTTCGTTTACGTTTGATTGATAACCTTTTTTAAAGAACTTCTCTGCTATTTGTTGAATAGTTTCTGCATCAAACACAACGTAGTGTTCACCGAACTCCTCATTGTTTCGATAGATAGGCATATCAGCAATCATCAATGCGCCACTTAAAATATGCTTGTCTTCGCTTATAATTTCAAACTTTTGACGTTCTTTAAAAGCAAGGAAATTGCGTTGTATAGCAGGTCTATCAACCAGTGCTATGAAATCAACTTCGGCTTCATCTTCTAAATCCGAATTGATTATAAGTTTATAAATAGGTAAGTCCATATTCTTAAATATAAATTTGTTTATATTGTGGCAGCTGCCTTAATTTTTGCTATTCTATCTTGGCTATCAGTAATATCACGTTCAACCACAAATGCTTTTACTGCTCCTTGATTTTGCACGTTTACATCTGTTGTTCCAAGCGATTGAGTATTGGTTACTTGAATACCCGAAGCAATAGGTGCTTGTGTAGCAGTTACTCCACCACTAATAGGATTTGAAGCACCTTGACCACCACCACCAGCTCCACCCGGAACTTTTACCGAAGTGATTTGTTTGACAGTACGAATACCATTGGCTATAATTGCAGCAGCAGATGCGAAACGAGCAATAGTTGAAAATGGTTGTGGTAAAGTTGATTTCTCTTTTAATGCTTCGGTAGCACCTTGATAAGTATTAATCAATGCAGTCGCAATACCCAATGCTTTTCCAGCAGCAGTTTGTTGTCCAAGTATAGAACCTAAATCTCCAAGAAGTTTTATTGTTTCTCCTACTTGTTTTTTCTTATGTTCTGATTCTGCATCTTCAATAGACCTTCTTGCTTTTGAATTTTCATCCAATAATTTAGTTCTTTCTTCTTCGGTTAATTTAGTATTATTAACTATTGCTTGTCTTTGTGTATCAAGAATTGCTAAATCATTTGCAAAGTCGCCTTCAGTTTTTGCAATAGCTGCTGCATCTTTTGCTAATTGCGCTTCAAAATCTTTTGCATCTTGTTCAAATTGCCAAGCGTTAATCGCATCTTGGGTTGCTTGTGCTTTTTCTACTGCACTTAATTTACTCTCATCAATTTCTTGTATTTTCTTTGCTAACGCTAACTTACTTTCTTCTTCATCTCTTAACTTTGCATTTGTTATGCTATCAAGATATAATTCATTTTTAAAGTCCTCAACCTCTTGAGCAGTTTTTTTATCTTCTTCTGCAAATTGCTTATTTAATTCTTGACCTTTAATTACATATAGGTCTTTAATGTTTTGAGTAGCTTTTGCATTTCCTTCTACTGCTTTTAATGCTTCCTTTTCTTCTATCTCAAGTTGCTTCTTTTCCTTTTCTCTACCTTCTAATCTTGCTAATGTTAATTCTTTATCACTTTCGTATATCTGCTTTTTAACTTCATCGGCTTTTTGTTTAGCTTCGGCAGCAGCTTGTTTGTTTTCTTCTTGTCTTTGCTTCTTTCTATCTTTTGCTTCTTGGTTTAACCTTGATTGTTCTTCAGCAGCAATTACACCTTTTTGATTTTGTAAATCTTTATAATTTTTTAAATCATCAGCATTTAATCCTTTTTCTGCTTTACTTTTTGCTTGTAAAACCTTAATACTATTATTTACTTTTTGAGTTTCTAATTCGGCTACTTTGTTTTCTTGACCACCTTGCGCTTTTAATAAAGCAATTCTTCTATCAATATCTTCATTTCCCGATTTAGTTGATTTTGCAAGTTTGTCATAAGCACGAGATGCTTCACTTGTTACACCAACAAAATCAGTAATACCATCAACTAACTTTCCTATAAATTCTCCGACCTTTGCAAGTCCCGGTATAAAATTTAGTACAACTTTTTTAACTGTTTCAAAGTTTGCAATTAATAAACCAACACCTACAACCAATGCGCCTATACCAGTTGATATGATAGCACCACGAAGCGTACCAAATGCTTTTGTTACGTTACCTTTTACTATCGCACCTAAATTCTTAAATGCATCTTTACTTGCAATTACACTATTTAAACCTTCTGATAATGCTAATGCGCTTTGTACTTTTAGTAATTGCTTTTCAAGTTCAGCACTTTCAGTTCCAAATAAACCGATAGCACCTTGAACACCTGCAAAACCACCAGCAACACCTTGCAATGCAGAAGAAAATGCACGAAATTTAGCATCCGGATTTAAAGCATCTACTCTATCTTTTAAATCGCCTACTTCATCTTTTAAGTTTGCTACTTTTTTAGCAGCAGCCAATGCTTCGGGAGATAATTCTCCAAATTGCCTTGATAGGTTTACTGCATTTTGTTGCGCTTCCCTTAATTCTTGTCTTATGCTTTTTACCGATTTCTCGGTTTGGGAAGCATCGGTTGTTATTTTTAAAGCTATTTCTTCAGTTGCCATTTCTTAATTATTAAAAGGGACTATAAGTATAATCCCCACCATATACATAAATATAACCAGCGTCTTCCGATGGTGTAACAATTCTTATATCTGAAAAATATCCAGCTACTCCGGGAGATACAACCGGTGTTCCATTTGCATATAATTGACCAGCTGCTATTGTAATTGTTTGTGTTCCACCTGTTACAACTTCGGTATCTGAAATATAATTAAATTGAACATTAAATGATTTATTAAATGGTAATATCCTATCAATAGTTACTCTTGGATATGATAAATAACTTTCAATAGGACTTGGTGTATAAGTAACATAAGCATCTAATTCTTCTAATGCTACGATACGCAATAACTCTACTTTTGTTAAATCATTTGATAATGGATTATAACCATCAATTTTATTTAAGTAGTAAATTCCATTATCTACACGAATATATTTTTGGAAACTCAAATTCATTATATCAATAGCATTTAATAAAAAATAAAGTATAACAAGTTTGCTATCTTTATTGTTTTGACTATCAATAAATTTTTTATAAAAGAAATAGTATAGATTTAATGTTGGGTATGTTGCAATACCAAAATAGATTTCTTTTGGTATGCTAAAACATAAATCCCATAATCTACCATCACTTATTGTAGCTAAATCGTAAATATGCCCAGCATATCCGTAATATACTCTATTAGTATTTAATTCTGTTTCTCCATCTAAAATAGTATATGGTGGAGTATCTTTTTTACCACCCCAAAATGCTAATTTTGGATTACATTTTACTTGCTTATATGTACCATCGGTATTGATGTCATATAATTGAGCCATAGGCTTAAAGCCGGTAAACGATAATGGTGCTAAAGAAAAAAAGAATTCGGTAGCAATATCATCTTTACTAAATTCATTTTCGGTTTCATATTTTAAATTGCCATACGCATCTGCATATTTATTCTTATATGTTTTAGAATAAAAATCTGCATCATCTTTATATTTAAACGAATATGATTTTGGAGTAAACTCGGTAGATGGTTTAATGCTAAACCCATTTCCTAAATCTTTTTTATCAGTCCAATCAATACTTTCATTTGAATAAAAATCGGGTTGTGGTAAAAAGGTTAAATTAAATTCATTATTTGGGTCTTGAATTATATATAAGTTTAATAAGTTAATTATATTCTTAATAAACTCGGATTGTTTAATTCCTTCGGGTACTATTGATTTACCCTGTATTACACTATTATAAATAATAGGAATTTTTGAAGTTGAAGAAACAGGAGTTATACTTATTGTAGAAGTATTTGAAATTGTAAATGTTCCAGTAGGACTACCACCTAAAATAGAATTATAAACAAATAATATAAAATCAACACTATCTAATGGGTCAAGTGTAAATGTCAAACTTAATGTAGCTTGACCGGTTGGGGAAAAACTTAAATAATAACTTATTTGAGATTTTACATCAAAAACACTTGCATCGTTTCTGACTACTGCAGTTAATTCAGCTACATCAAAAATTTGTAAATTATTAATTATATCTAAATCAAAATTAAACTTAACTGCTATTGTATTACCGGTAGTATTTTTTATTCTTGATAATGGTGGTGTAGCAGTATCTATGGTAAATCCCGAAAGTGTAGAACTTGAATAACTAAAATTACTACCACTATTTGTATTTATAGTTAAAGAACCTAAAGTTTCATAAAAAGCACTAAACTTTTCTTCTCCATTTTGAAGTATTAGTTTATCAAGATTATTTTCATTCCAAAATGTTCCGGTATATGTATAACCAGCTTGGTCAATGATTTCATCAAATATCCTTTTAACTGAAACTGCCGGTCTAAAATTTCTAACATCAAATTCAGTTTGCGCTTCATTTAAACCAATACCATAATTTGCCAAAGGATAGACAAATCCTTGCGCAGGTAAATCACCAGTATTCCAAGATGTTTGTATTATGGTTGTATTATAAGTATGATTTAACGCATCTAAATTCAAATCAGTTAATAACTTCTCTCCTAATGTATTAAACAAGCCACCTAACGAACCGAATAGTGCGCATTGGTATTGTATCTCACCATCTTTAGAAGTTATCTCTAATAGCCTTAAAACACCTGCAAATACTTCAACATTATCAATCGTTACTTTTGCAAATGCTTTTTTTAGTGGGTTAAAGTTTACACCTACATTATCGAGTATATTACTATAATCGTTATTGATATTAAAATCAAAGTAATTCCCCAAAAGAAAACTATTATGGGCAGTACCCGGAAGTACAACTGTTTTAGAAAATGTAGTTGTTCTTTTTTCAAAGTCCGATATATCAGCAATCGAATAAGTAAAGTCAATATCAACATTCTTATCCAAGTCAAGTGAAACACCTTCAATATATATTTGTGTTCTTTGTGTAGCCATTATTTAGTTATCTTGATATTATCGTAGCTATATTCTAATTCAATCGTGATATTTTGTAAACCATCAACCATTTTAATTTTAGGTTCGTAGCTAGTTGCTTTAATGGTAGCAGGAACGTAATATGTTGTTCCATTAATTACTTGCTCAACATAAATTGAATGCGCTTTAACCAGCTCCCACATCCAAGTATGTTCATCGTTAGTAAGCAAGTCCGAATTTAAAACAACACCTTCGGTATAATTACTAAAGTAGTTTTGATTAGATAGGTTGAATATATTGTTTGTGTGTTGCGAATAACCTGTATTTGTAAACGCATAAGGATTTGATTGAATAGATTTTTTATCAATGTTATAACGCTTCTTCTTAACCATATTAAAAGTGTAGCTATCAAACCCACCTAAAGAGTTTTGCCAATACACATTTGTTTTCGGGTATTTAGAACAATAATCTTCCAGCTGATAGTAAAATCTTTCAGTTACTTCATCGCCTTCATTATCAATTAAGCAAATATCTATTTGTGTTACATTAGGATTAATTATATAACCACCAATTTCATCCCAAGTTTGTGGAGATAATTCTTCCCACAATTCACTTACATCTTCCCAAAATACAATTTCGTCTCCAATGCTTTCTTTATTAATTGCTATGATACCAGCAAGTGCAGACAAATCGCTAATATCTAATTCGTAAACGTGAGTTGGTATAGTTGCCCCACTTTCATACGTTCTTAAACGTATCTTAACTGCAACCGGACTTCCATCAATGTAGCTTAAAAAATTAGTACGCAAGAAATCGGTCTTTAATACTCTTGGAGAATTGGTCAAGAATTTACCCAATGGTGCTAAACCTGTATTGTATTGTTCATCGTATTCTACAAAATCAACAAAAGGTAGCTGACCATTAAAACCATATTTAACTGTATCATTGTAACTTGTACCACCAATACTTTCAACACACTTAACTTGATACCCAACATAGTAACTTAAATTAGTCAATGCTTTCCAAAACGTATTATCAAAATACATTTGGTTATTCTTTATAAAAGATTGTAGGAACTGCTTTATATCGCAGTATGCAAACCCACCGTTATTCACGACAAGTTTTATTCTTGCTACTAATGAACTTTGAACGTAAACTTCAAGATACAAATTACTAACTGCGCTATTTGTTTGCACATAGTAAATCATATCGTTACTAACAGGTGTCCAAGTTTTTGGAGTTTCTATGTAGGTAATTGCCATTATGATGGTTTAAATGTTTGTATAATATCAGTTTTTAATGCTTTTGCTATTGCTTGATACATTGCTTCTTTATGCCTATTGATTGCATCACTTAAAAAGTTTGTTGGTTCAGTTCCGTATTTACCAATTTTAGCTGCTATCTTATATGCAACTGCATCAAGTATATTTACTTTTTTATTTCCAAGTTTAACTTTCTTCTTACTTGAACTCAATAATGTGCCTTCTCTTTTATATCCCTTTTTGGTAAACCCACCATCATCAAGTCGTAATTGTTTTTTAATAATCCATTTTTTTATATCTCCCGAATATGGTCTTTTACCCGGTGGTCTACCCTCGTTCACCCATTTATAGTAATCAGCCATTCTGATTTCAATACTATAATTACCACCCATAAAACTTACAGGAGATATATTTATACTTTGTTGCAAAGTTCCACTCGCATTAGTATCGCTTCCGTACTTGTTAATTTTATTCAAATTATCGGAAGCAGTATCGGCTATTAACGTAGCATAGTCAATAAGTGCTTGTTCAATCTCATTAAACTCAATAGGTTTATTTAAGATTGAATCACTTATACCTTTATTAGCGAACGGACTTGCCATACTTTTTATTCATTCTTTCTATTTGTTCTTTTTCGTTTCGACCTTTATCTTTTAAATAAGCCAATCCGTTCAATGCCTGTATTATTGGTAACTCCCAAACTTTATCTAACTCAATGCCCTCAAATCCTTTAATAAGTTCGGCATTATATATCCACCCCCATCTTGCTTCAAAGGTTTCAGTATTTCTCTCAACTTCTGCTTGGTCGCCTTCTTGTTCTTCAGTATCTCTTTGACCGAATAATGAACCGTAACTTTTGTTAAGTCGTTTATAAGTTTGCAAAAAAAAATACAGGTATTATGGCAATCGGCAAAGTTTGCTTTTAGCATATCATCTGCAACCTCATTATGTGGTTTGCTACCATACCCATCAACATAAGGTATTCCTAACCAGTTACGTTTAACCGGCATAGCTAAAGATGCCATAATTAAATGCAAGTTACCTACCAATCCACCATCAGCACTCATAAACGAAGTTAAATCAACATATTGTCCGTAAGTTATTTTAAACGCATCTAAAGACATTTGGTATTTAGTACCATTAGCTTTGATAGTGCTTTTTAATTTACCTTCAATCTTGCCATCGTGTAAGAATGCAAGAGTATTTTTCATTGACTTAAATTTATCAATAGGTAGATTGTCTACTTCTTCTTCGGTCAATTCATTAACCAACGCAACAAGTTTAACCTCCTTGTCAAAGTCGTTTAAGTTTTCATCTACAATAATTCCGTAGATGTGCTGATAATCTTCAATGGTTAAGTTATTCCAATGCTTCATATTAATAAATATAAGTGTACAAAAAAAGGAACATACCTTACGTTCCTATATAAAATCTCTTTCATCGCTATCCTTGCGAAACTTCTTCCAATCGCTTGAGATAGTTATGCGCCCACCCAAGTCAATATAATCCTTTAGGTATTGCTTAAACGCTTCCGGGTCTTTCTTTGCTATCTCTTTGATTGCTACTACCTGCCCAGCTTTCATTTTATCAAAAAACTCAAACGCTAATTCTTTCATATCGCAAAGATACTAAATCAATGCGTATTTACCGAACGATTGAGATTTGATAAATATCTTGTTTGCCAATGCCAATGCACAAACGCAGTCATCGTGCATTCCGTTTGGTGCTGAATATTTAACACCATTGGCAGTATACAGGTATTCAAAGATTGATAGTTCGTCTACGATAATACCATCGGGATATTTTATAGCACCTTGCTGAATAGATGTAACCAATCCTTCCATTAGTTGTTGCTTACTTGTGCTTGTGAATTTAAACCCTTCAATCAAATGGTCATCACGTTGCAACTCCTCAACTATCGGGTCGCCTACACCAGTAGCATCAATCAATTTTGGTACATTATCTAATTGACGTATTTTGGCTTTCGTAGTAGACCAATCAGATTGAAACCTATCCAAATGACAAACGTACCCATTGTGGTCAAACCCAAGTATAACAGTATAATCGTAAGATTTAGCAAGGTCAATACCGTAACAAGTAGGGTTAGCATTGGATATTTGCGAAATGTTTTGACGTATAAAATCGATACCAAACGGATTAGCTGCATTCTCTGCCGGGTTTGCCATATACTCTTGTTCAAACGCTGCTTTAGGTAATGAAGATTTAGCTTCATCAATCTCTTTAGTTTTAATATGTGGGTTGTCATAAGTTGTGTATTTAAATGATTGCCAATCGCCTTCGTTACGCAAATATAAGCCATAGAAGAAGTCCTTTCCTCTTGGTGTAGATATGAACAAGGCTTTACCTTGAAAGTCAGTTAGCGTTGGTCTTATTGCATTGTTCCAAGCATCTTGCAAATGTGGTATGTATGCTGCTTCGTCAATGATAACATTGTGCAAACGTAAACCACGAAAGTTATCTAACCTTTCTCCGGTAAAAAAACGTATCTCTCCACCGGTAATAAACTTAAAAGTCAAGTCCGAACGGTTTGATGTAGCTATTTCGCTTGGTACTATCTTTGCAATCTCGTCAAAGAATACTTTAGCCAACGCATAAGTAGGAGTAACATATCCTGTAATTCTACCATTTAGTGCTTCCGTTATTGAAATGTTTTTACTGATAAGTGATTTACCCCACCTACGACCACACATAAGAACCTTAAACCTCGCATTGCTTTCTAATACTGCACGTTGTCCTTCGTGTGGCTTATTCAGTTCTATCGTTACTTCCATCGCTATATACAACCTTTATCTCCATACCACCCGAAGCGTTTAGGTCTAATTGTTCTTTAGGTTTGCCATATACTCGTGTAAGTAAAGTTTCAATAGAGTATAAGCTACCTTTCTCGATTGACTTTCTGATTGCACTTGCGATAGTTTTCTCAAGTACCGTAGCTTTCGGGTTCGTATAAACTTCTTTAAGTTCATCTATTGTCATTGACATTAATACCTGTATCGCATCGTTTACTTCTCCCAGCTTATAACCTTGCGCACGAAGTTCTGATACATACTTTCTTGGTCTACCATTTGGGTTTCTTGTTTCGCCCGGTTGTATTGGCTTCAAGTTCTGATTATTAGCCATATCCTCTTTGTTTTCTCTTTGTTATTATCTTCCTTGACCTCTATATTTCTTTGCATCATCACGCTTGTTCTTATGCTTCTTGGCTTTACCAACTTTGCGTTTGCCAAATGTTACTTGCTTGTTTGATGCTACTGCTTTCTTTGCCATTATAGTTTACCTCTTTTTCTTAATTCAATATAAAACTCGTGTGTATTATATAAGTATTGTTTGTGTTGCTTCTTGTCGCCAAACTCCATATGATGTTCCCTGCATAGTGCCATAAGGTTGTCAATCGTTTCGGCTTGTTTAGTTCCACCCATTCCTCTTGCTTCTATATGATGTATATCAACTGCCAAACCTCCACAAATCTCGCAGGGTATAAAGTCGCTTTCGTCAAACCCAAAGAATTTAAGATAAAGTTTAGTATGCTTCTTCATTTTACCTTCATAATCACGTTGTATTCATCGCATAGGTTTTGCAACTTCTCATTCATCTCAATGAATGTGTCATTGGTTGCTTCTATTGAAACCTTTATGAATGGTTGGGTATCTTGTTCATCTTGAAATTTTCCTTCGTCAAATATCGGGAAATCAAGTCCCCATAGTTTTATGTTTGCTTCATCCCAATTATTAGCCAAATCGTCCCAATCCCACTCTCCAAATCCAACATTGTCTTTAATTATAAACTCTTTTTGTTGTTCTTCAGTTAATCCTTTTGCAATAACTACCGGAACATCAGTAAGTCCAGCTTCAATACAAGCACGAAGTCGCATATTGCCACCAAGTGTTATCATATCTTCGTTTACTACAATAGGTCTTAACTCCAACATCTCCGGGAACTCTTGAATAGACCGTACAAGTTGCTTGAATTTAGCATCTCGTATTACTCTTGGGTTATTTGGGTTTGGTTTGATTAATGTAATATCCATTATAGCGTGTCAAGTAAACTATCTATTCTATTTAATATCTTAATCTTAATGCCTATGCCATTCCCAAGCATATCAATATCTTCTAATTCTCGCAGAACCTCTATAAGCGCTTGTATTTCTTGCAATGCACTAATATTCATTGGTCGCATTATTTTTTAGGTTTACGACCACGCTTTTTAGGTTGTGGTTTAGGTTGTTTTTCTAATTGTGGATTAACCCATTCAATATCAAGTGCGCTTACAGGTTCTTCTTGTACAACATCTTGTACAACATCTTGTACAACTTGCTCATCAAACTTTGTAGCAACGTATAAGATGCGCATCATTTCAGCAACGCAACTCATACACCATTTATTGACAAAGAAGTTAGGGTCAATAAGTTTCTTATATGCGCTTTCAATTTCTTCAACACTTTCCTTGTTTATGTTCTTAATAAACCCAGCATCACGCAATGTATACCAATGCTCTTTGTACTTTTCTAAAATTGCTTTTTGTAAATATTCCATTATAACCATTTTTTAAATAAGATAGCAACGATAGAAGCAGCGAAGCCAACCATTATCGAAACTATTAAATTGTAATTAAAACTATAAGAAGATAATAAACCTACCCAAAATGATAGGCAATAGCCACAATCAAATGGCTTTAACCGGTACGGTACTTTAATGTATTGATAACCTTTGACATTTTTGCCAATGTTATATTTTTCGTGTAACCATTTTGAAAAGGCTTGTGGCAACATTGATACTTCTGCAAATGAGAAGCCAACACAGGCACTACCGATAACTAAAAATAATTCATTCATTTTCTTTAATATTTAATTTTACGTTTTGAATTGCGTTCTTAACTCCGTTGGCTATTGTGCGAATAGGAATACCAGTATCTTCTGAAACTTTTTTATAAGTACCTAATTGTAAATATAATTTTAGTATCTCACGTTCAAAGTACCGGAGTTTATCTATTGAATTTTCGGCTGAAACTATCTTTGCTTCAATAATATCGTAAGCACTTTCGCCCTGTATCTCGTATAAAAGGTTTGAATATAGTATAGCATCAGCATTTTCAACCATCTCATCATCGGTTAAAGCAATACTTGTGATACTATTCTTGAAGTTTTGGTAATAAAATTTAGATGTTTTACTGCGAAATTGGTTTAACGCAATACGAATTATGAAGAATTTAAGGTATTTGCTTTCGTGCATTGTAACTACCTTGTCAATATATTTATCACATACAGTTAAAAATACATCTTGGCGCAATTCCTCCCACCAATCGTTTGCAATGTTTTTAAAAAATGCAACTATTTCTTTATTCTCGTAATACTCGGTTATTAATTTATTCGAGTTCATTTGCCATATATCTATCTATTGTACTTATCGCTTCGTCAATGCCAACGCAGAACGTAGCATAAAAGCCAATAGTATTTAGATAGCATATATAGTCATTTTGTTTATTCAAATGCTCATCGGTTTTCAACACTCCGTCTTTTTTAAAGGGTGTTTTACCGTTTGCCTTGAGTTCTATTGCTAATGAAGTGTATTTACCATTGTTGAAAAAGATAAACAAATCGGGTGTGCCTTGACCAGCTTGTCCCAGTGCTTTAGCTTTCTTTGCCAAATACATCGGTAATCTTGCACCGGAAAGGTAGTTAGCCAAGAACCTTACCTTTGGATATTTTAAACGCAGGTAGTTTACTACTGCAAGTTGAACTATATCTTCAGCGTTCTTCATTATAATTCTTTGTGCGCTTCAAGTTGCTTTTCTAAATCTCTTGTGTATTCGCATAATGCCATTGCATCGTTTCTAACAATGTCAAGTTGCATAGTCGCTGCTTCATAACGTGCAAACATTGTATCGTGCAATTCCTTTGCTTTTGTAGTTAGTGCAGATGCCTTATCAATATTGTCATCAAATCCTTTTAGGTCTTCTAATTCCCTATTGATAATTTGCAGGTCAATGCCAAGCATTAATAATCTTAATCGTTCCTCTTGGAAGTATCTCAATCCTTCGAGTTGGCTTTGTAAATTGTTTAAATGGTTCTTATGGTTGCTCATATTAAAAAGGTGCTTCGTTAAATTCTTTGCCAAATGTATTTCTTAATGCACACAATTCTAAATTACCGGCATCTACATTACGTTCACGCTTTGCTTTTGCTTCCAATCCAAAATAAATACCATCATCTTTGCGTTCGTAAAATCTATTCTTGCGCCAATCGAAGTATAGTTTACATTTACCAAGTTTAGCACTTCCTTTCGGTTTAGCTTTTGCAATGTGTATTTGCGTTTCATTATCCTCGTATGGTTGTTGTGTTTCGTTATCAATAAATCCTTTTGGTGGTCGCCAAAGAATTATGAATGCCATTGCCTTGCGAAAAAATGATTGCCCACCTGCTGATTGTCTTGGGTGTGGTGGTGGATAAAAAGTAACACCATTTTCAGTTATTGGTGCTTGGTCTTGTGGGTGCATACAAATAAAGATATGCTTATTCTCTTTCTTTGCGTACCTTCTTAACTTACCAATGGCATCTTCAATGTATAAATCTTGCCTTCCAGCGTAATCCTTCATATCGTGTTTAATCTCGTTGTATGGGTCGAATAGTATATTGTCTATTTTAACCTTGTTATCAAGTTCAAACTGCTTTGTTTGATTTATTATATCGTCAAATGTAAAGCTATTCTCATCGTTATCTACAATAAAGAATTTATCAGATAGGAAGTTTATAGCATTGTAAATTTCTGCTTCGGTGCAATGCTCGAAATCACTTGCAAAAAATTGCTTCTTACAATACTTTGATACAAGTTCTTTAGCAATATCTTTATAATCTCCGGTTTCCGGTGTAAAAAGAATATGCCTTTGATTGTAAAGCAAAGAAAGGTTTAACAATAATTCCAAGTTAAATTCGGTTTTACCCGAATGTGGAGATGCAAGTATGAATGTCATACTACCAACTTTTCTTGTGTAGTATTCATCAAGAGTATCAAAGCCACAGTAGTCGCCTTTTTGAATACCTTGTTTATGAAATGCCAAAATTTCATTCTCAAAATCAGTTAGTTTTTTTATCATTTTGTTTTAGGTTTTTACAAATGTATTAAAATAATTTAACTTGGTTAGTATTGGATTTACTTACTATACCAAGTGCAGTATCAAGTATTGTTTTTCCAGCTTCAAAATCAACAAGATTTCTTGCTATTTTATCAGTCCTTTGTTCTCCTTTATATTTTCTAAAATCGTATTCGTGATATTCGCAATATCTACTAACCTCATCTTCTCCTTCCATTATATTGCATTTTCTTTCATTTAAGTCATTAGGTAATCTGAAATTTGACCAATAGATATGCCTACCTATTTTTTTACCCGGTATCAATGGCTCATAATATGGTATAACATTCTCAACACAATACTTACCATCAAACCAGTTATCTAAAAAAAGTATTTCTTGATATAACATCATATCGGGATATTCCGGAGTTGTTGTATTTCTTCGTGCAAATCTTGCTCTTGAATGGCTTGGACAAGGTGGACTGCTCCAAATAAAATCAAACTCTTTGTAATGGTCTAATAAGTATTGGTGTGCATCTCCTACAATAACTTTATCATTTGGAAATCTTTCTTGATACAATCGTGCTAATTCTTCATCAAGTTCAACTGCTACTATTTCGTGTTCATCTCCCCACTTGTAACGATTACCACCAATACAAGCATATAAGTTTAGTATTTTCATTTTGTTTTAATCCGGTTAGTATAATAAATCTTTTAAATTCAATAGAACTCCTTTTGAAGTTTTATTGTCCCCACCTTGAACATCTGCTTTTGCAATTCCTAAATTGACTAATCTTTTTAATTTGTCTTTAAGGACTTGGGTTTTAAAAATTACTGCACTTTCTTCATCAAATTTATAAACCCAATAATCTGCTTGGCTTGTTGCTATCCCCGATGGATTACCTCTGCTTTCGTATTCGATATAAACATTACCTGTTTGGGTTGTAATCCTATCGCACTTTACTTCTATTGTTTTATTTGTCATAATTTCGTGAAACCAAGTTTCGCCATTTAGAACACCGAAATCTAAATCAAATTTAAAATCTTTATTAAAGTTGCTCATTAGTTTATAGGTAAAGAGAAGTTAGCTACCGTTGGTTTATTAATTTTATATTCATCACGAAACCAAATGCCACGCATTTTTTGTTTCCAATTCTTAACCTTGTTCCCATTGCTATCAGTCCAACCTCCTTCATCGTAATAGGTATATGCTTTTATAGCACCGGCATCTTGATAACCATTCTGATTAAAAAAATCAATAACCTCACTCAAACTTGGCTTACTATATAGTTTATTTTCTTTTCTTTTATTTTCTTTTGTTGGCATTTGTTCAACACTTGTTAGCATTTGTTCAACACTTGTTGTAACTTGTTGATTTTCAATACGCTTTTTAGCACTTTCTTTTCCAGCTTCAGAACGCTTTTCTTTTAACTCTTGCATTTTGCCTACATTTTTTAACACTCGTTCACTCCAAAAGTATTCACCATCACTATCAAGAAGTTCAACATCTTCAATGCAGGATTGAATAAAAGATTTTACCAAACCTTGTTCGCATTGTAATTGATTAGCCAATGCAAAATATAAGTATTCCTTATGATGGAGTTTATTTTCATCTTCTTGATGTAGCATTTCTACGATGCGCCACCAAAGACCGTAGCCAATGCCACCAAACTTTGCCAAGATGTATTGAATTTTAGGGTCGCTAATTGCCTCAAAATCGTGTTGGAAGTAGTAAGTTTTTTTCATTTTAGTAATCTATTGATTGTGATTTAATACCGGAAGTCCGAAATCTATCTATTTTCGGTGCGCTAAATATACTAATTTCTTTTAACAAAAATCGTAAATATGCTTTTACCGGTTGCCTATTCTTACGAAGTACATCTGAATAATATGAAACGCTATATCCGTTATTAAAGTTTGATTTAATAAACTGCATATCTGCTTCGCTTAATTCGTTTTTATTGGGAACACTTGTTGATTGCCTAATGATTTCTTTTTGTTCGCCACGCAATACATCTTTCATATAATCGTATCGGTATTGCATTCTTCGATTTGTACGAAGTTGAACTTGTATTTTATCTAACCAGTAGATAATGGTTGAATGATTTGTTAGGTTTAATTCACAAGCCACCTGTTGAAGTGTATAACCTAAATGGTTGTATAAGATATAGCCAACTAATTGCTTGGCTTGTGCGACTTCTTTTAACCTTGATTTACTATTTAATATCCTATCGTATATAATATCTGATGGAACTCTATCGGTGTGATATAATTGTGCTGCATAATAGCACAAATCTTTTGTTGTTTCTTGCATAATGGTTTAAAAAAAGGGTGGCTTTTTACACCACCCGGATTAATTACTCGGTTACTTCCTCTGCTTGTTGAACAAATAGTTCGGGTTTTACAATTTGTAGTGCATCAATTACTACTTTTGCATCTCCTAAAGTAAATGCTCCTTTGTTTTGCGCTACTGCTACTGCATTAACCAAAACTTGTACTGCTTC